CGGTTTGGATACTGAATACTTGGTTATTGCGGGTGGCGGTGGTGGTGCAAACGGTCAATCAACGGTTGCTGAAGGTTCTGGTGGTGGTGCTGGCGGTTATCGCAGTTCGGTTGTCGGGGAATCTTCAGGTGGTGGGGCATCTGCTGAATCAAAATTAAGTCTCACCCCTGGTTCGTACACGGTGACAGTTGGTGCTGGCGGAGTGGGTGGAGTGGCTGGTTCGGTTGCGCCGACGTCAGGTTCCAATTCCGTGTTTGGTTCCATTACTTCTACTGGTGGTGGAAATAGTGTTATTGGTTCAGGAAATGGTGTCGCTGGCGGTGCTGGAACTGGTGGTGCTGGAACAGCGAATCAAGGTTATGCAGGTGGTAACGGCGGTGGTAGCGGTTCAGGCGGTGGCGGCGGTGGCGCAGGTGGAGTTGGTGCTACTGGCGTAAGTGGTGGTGTTGCTGGAATTGGTGTCGCTTCTAGCATCACTGGTTCTTCTGTTACTCGTGCTGTTGGCGGTCGTGGTGCAACTTTCCCAACAAGTTATGGCGCAGGTGCAGCGAACACGGGTACTGGTGGTGGTGGTGGAACAAGTAGTGGAAGCGCATCTGGTGGTGCTGGTGGTAGCGGTGTTGTTATCTTCCGTTACCTCACAGCAGATGCGTCAGCACGAGGTTTTTCTATTACGGCTACAGGTGGTAGTTCGAGTACTTCAGGTGATTATACGGTTTGGTCGTTTACGTCTACTGGCACGGTGACGGTTACGGTTGCGGCTCCTTCGTTGGTGAACGCAGAGTATTTGGTTGTCGCAGGCGGTGGTGGCGGTGGTTCAGCGCGTTCAAGTGATGCTGGTTGTGGCGGTGGTGGCGGCGGTGCAGGCGGAGTGCTTACAGGAAATCAGTCACTAACCGCTGGAACCTCATACACGGTCACGGTCGGCGCTGGCGGCGCAGGTTCATCCACTGTTGCTGTCAATGGAACAACTGGTTCTACATCTGTGTTTGGTTCCTTCACTTCATCAGGTGGCGGTGGTGGCGGTTCGTCACAACAAGCAGCCGCAGGAACAAACGGCACTGCTGGCGGTTCTGCTGGCGGTGGTGGCGGTGCATTTTATGGTGCTGGCGGTAGTGGCGGAACAGGAACATCGGGTCAGGGTTCTAACGGTGGTTCTGGTTTCTCACAAGGAACTACTCGTGGCGGTGGCGGTGGCGGCGGTGCTACTGCGGTTGGCGCAAATGCAACCACATCTGTTGCAGGTGCGGGCGGTGCAGGTTTGGCATCATCAATCTCTGGAACCTCTGTCACTTATGGCGGTGGTGGCGGTGGTGGTGCTGACGGAGGAACGGCAGGTGTGGGCGGTTCAGGTGGTGGCGGTGCTGGTGCGCTAAATACTGGTGGTGGCGGTTCGGATGGTAGTGCCGCAACAGCCAACACAGGTGGCGGTGGTGGCGGTGCCGCTGGTGCTAATACCAAAAACGGTGGCGCAGGCGGTTCTGGCATAGTTATTATTAGATACCCAATCGGATAGAAAGAAACGTTATGGCACACTTCGCAGAAATAGATTCAAACAACAAAGTCCTACGAGTAATCGTCGTAGCAGACGAACACGAAGCCAACGGCGCAGAATGGTGCCACAACCTACTTGGCGGCACATGGATACAAACCAGTTACACCAACCGTATCCGCAAACAGTATGCAGGCATCGACTACACCTACGACGCTGTGAAAGACCAGTTCGTAGCACCACAACCATACGCATCATGGTCATTAGACAGCAACAACGATTGGCAAGCACCAACAGCAAAACCTGAAGGTGACTACATGTGGGATGAAAGCGCACTCGCGTGGGTCGAAGTACCCGCTGGCTGATATTTGCACCAGTAGCACTGTTCGCATTATTCGCGCAACCAGTAGACGCTGAACCAATACAAGGATTAGACACCACCTACTACACGATTGACGAAATACCACCCGTACAATCCACCACCGAATATGAGGAATGTGGTAGCGAGTTAGAGAACAACATCAACCGTTCGTATGACGGCGAACCATACGAGAACTGCACCGATGACCTGTTCATGGTTCACATGCAGGGCTACATCGAAATACCTGAACACGACACCATCGAGTTCATGCTCGCATCAGACGACGGCGGAGAAATCTCTATCGGCAACACCACGTTCGGTGTGTGGCAAGACCAGGGATGTTCAGCCACCATGTCAGGTGAACTACAACTTCAGGCTGGGCCGTTACCGCTGGAACTTTTCATGTACGAGCATGGCGGTGGTTCCTGCGTAATGCTCGCATGGAAGATTGATGACGAGGATTGGCAGATAGTCCCTGAAGAAGCGTTCACCACCAACGGCGATGTGTCCACAACAACTGTGGCTGTGTCCACAACAGTGGAATCAACAACTACTTCTCTCGCACCGACCACAACATTGCTAGAAGAAGTGCAGACCACGCTAGAACAATCAACAACGTCTTCATCTACGACCACCTCGACGGTTGTTCCAACCACAACCACCACAGAACCCGTGTCACCACCAGTAGCGCAGCCACCTGTAATGGTTCAGCCTGAACCCATAGAACTGCCAACCATAGAAGAAATGGAACCCATCCCAGTAGTGATAGAACCAGTTGAAGAAGCACTCCCATACGAAACCTCCGACACTTACCCTACTGTTGAGACACCAGATACCCTACCGTTTGTCGGCGTAGACGAACCCGACTTCGTAGACGACCTGCCCGACTTTGAACTGCCCGTGATAGATGAGCCTGCCGTAGACATCATCATCCCAGAAACCCTCCCAGACGCACCAGAAGCCCCTCTAAGCGTCGAAGAACTAGAAACCATCCTAGACACCATAGAAACCGTAGAAGCCCTCACAGAAGCCCTAGAAGAACTCACCTCCGAACAGGCTGAACAACTCATCGAAGCCATCTTGGAAGAAGAACCAACCCAAGAACAAGCCACAGCCATCGCATCCAGCCCAGCCGCTTTAGCCGTACTCTCATCCGACCAAGCCACCCAAGTCTTTGAAGCATTAGACGTAACCGAATTAGATAACACCCAGTTGGAAGCCCTAGCCGAAGCCGTCACCGACGCACCAACCGAAGTGAAGGAAGCGTTTGAAGATTCCGTAGACATCTTCTCCGAAGGACTCGGCACCTATGTCCCAGTAGACAGCAAGATTCCTGTGTCCGAACGCCAAACCCTCATCGCTATCGCAGCGGGGGCAACCCTCACCGCAGCATCAACTAGAATGAAACGATAATGAAAAAGATACTTTCCTACCTTGGTGACAACACGTGGACATGGGCTGGAACAGGGCTGGTTCTTATCACCCTGTCGGGACCGACCCTCCGTCAAGCGTTACTGGTCACAGGTATAGCGATTGTTGTACACTCGGTAATCACTCTCGGACAGAAAGACTCATAGCAATGGCAAAACTTCAGAACATCCTATTTCGTATCGCCGCACTATTCGGCTCATCCGCATTGGCTGCTATCGCTGGTGGTGCGCTTATCGGTGTAGAACTTTGGAAGTCTGCTGCCCTTGCAGGACTTATGGCATGTGCGCAAGTTATCGAGAAGTTGCTGCGTTTCTCTGTTGATGGTTCACTCAGCAAGGAAGAGATTGAACTTGCTTTTGCGGGTGCAGGCTCGGTCAAGAAGAAGGCTGAAGAAGTAACAGAGTAATGGCAAAAATGAAAAAGGTAGACATCTCCAAACTGCCAATCATTCCTGTCAAACTTTGTTCGCATCTGAAGAACGCTAAACCTGGTGCGCTTGGTCCAAAACTTCTTCGCCCGATTGAAGGCAAAGGTGTGTTGCATCATTGTGCCGCCGACGCATACGAGGCGATGGATGCGGCAGCAAACGCAGAAGGAATTGATTTATCTCCGACATCTCCAGCGGACACATATCGCACGTTGGCGGTACAAGAGTACGGGTTCTACCAAAGATACACAACCGAAGTAGTTAAAGGCGAGAAGCCTCGCGTATACAAAGGCATCCCGTACTACCTGAAAAAAGGTAATGCGATGATGGCTGTCCCTGGCACCTCGAAGCACAACCTCGGTATTGCTGTCGATATTAAGAACTCGACTGAACCGAAACGTTTGCAATGGTTAGCAGCGAACGCTGTGTCGTTCGGATTCTCATGGGAAGCCTTACCTTCTGAACCGTGGCATCTTCGTTATGTAGCAGGCGACGACATTCCTGAGCGCGTTACGGCGTGGCTCGCAGCAAAGACGGCATGACAGACCTATGGATGCAGGGTGGAGCATTATTCTCGCTGCTGCTGTTACTGGTGCTTTCGGTCTGCTGACCGTCATTGTTTCCCAGTTCCGTAAAGAAAACCGCCGTGACCACGATGTCGTCATGGGCATGTTGAAGTACATAAACAAAGGCATTAACAGGACTGAAATCAAGTTGGATAAAGTGTCAGAAAAAGTGTCTGACCACCTAGAAAATCACCCAAAATAATCGACTAACACTTCGTTTCGGTGGTAACTTAGCGAGTCCCATGACACGCGAAACGCTATACACAATAAGGAAATACCTAGTCACAGCCCGTGTATCACGCCCAGAAGAAGACGAATTCTTCCGTGCATTACAAGAACTAGACCGTCTCCTCATGGCGGCTCCCCCACCAGACCTTACCCCTGCCCTACACTGATGCTATGGAAGAGGACAAGAACTATCCGATAGTTCTATTGACATGGGCTGACACCCACCTGTCAGAACCAGGATGGCAAGACTTATCGGACTACGGAGATGACGGTGAATGTCTTGTGCGTACCGTAGGTTTTCTTATACCGATAGGCGACCCTGGTTCTAAAGATAAACATGTCAACGTGTGGCAAACATTATGCGGCGGTGAAGGAATCCACGGGACACATGTCCCTGTTGGCATGGTGCGTGATATAAAAATTCTCGGATAGGTACTTGACATACGGTATCACAGCCTGTATGGTGATACTTCAACAAGCAACGAAGGGAAACAATAATGCAAATCAAACGCTACCGCATTAACAAAAACACTCACGGCGGACAAGACTGGTTGAACGACCGCTTCTGGGATGAACAGAAACGTAAACGAGTATCAGCATCAGCAGTCGCAGCAATCTACGGACTGCACCCATTCGTACCCGCAGAAAAATATGCGGCAGAACTTTTAGGTGACGTGCCCCCCGCACCTATACCACCCAACCCTGCAATGGAACGCGGCAACCGTCTCGAACCATTCGTGTTGGAGTGGGCAATCGACAAGACAGGCATCAAGTTCGGCACACCAGAAGAAATGTTTGTAGCAGAATCAGACAACGGTGCACGCATGATAGCCACCCTCGACGGCTTCATAGAAGATGACAACGGACGACAAATCCTAGAAATCAAAACATCAAACCGTGAATGGCAAGGCACACTCCCCGACTACTGGCGCATACAAGGAATCCAACAAGCCATCTGCGCTGATGTAGACCAAATCACATGGGCAATCTTCGATTCCACAATGGTGCTTCACATCTATGTGCAAACCATCACTGACGCAGAGAAAGAAGAACACTGCACAAAGGTCGGACAATGGCTGGCAAACATTGACCTTGGTATCACACCAGAGGGTGTCTACTGGTCGTATGAAACCATCACTGCCCGCTACCAGAAGGTAGAACACACCAGCGTTGAACTGCCCTCCACTGCCACAGAACTGATAGCACAACTGAAACATGTGAAGTCAGAACTGAAATCTTATGGTGAGATGGAAGACAGATTGAAAGCAGAACTGTGCGATTTGATTGGACCAAATGAAATTGCTACAGTCGATGGCACAGTCGTTGCCACATGGAAGGGTAAGTCGTGGTCATCGTTGGATATTAAAACGTTGAAGCAAATGGAGCCAGCGATTGCAGAAAAGTATTCGAAGCAGGTGACAAACCGTACCTTGCTTTTGAAGGGTGAACGATGGTAGACCATCATCGTTTCAAAGACACATCAAACAAACTAACGAAGGAGAAAGAAATGGAAACATCACAGCAGTTAGCCGACATCCTCACCAAGTATGCGGTACCAGATAAAAACATTGTGGGCAAACTCCCACGTGGCGGCACACAACTAGATTTCGTGGGTCATGCCGACATCACCAAAATCCTTATCGAGATTGACCCGTTGTGGTCATGGCAACCATGTGGTTGGGAGAACGGTCGACCAGCAATCACCGTTGTAAACGGTATGGCAGTGATGTGGGGCATCCTCACAGTGCACGGCAAAGACATGATTGGTGTTGGCACAGTCAAACATGACAAGGCTGACGTAGATAAAGAACTCATCGGAGATTTCCTACGCAACTCCGCAATGCGTTTCGGTATCTGTCTGTCGTTGTGGACGAAACAAGAATGGGATGACACATCCAAGCCTGCATCTATCCCTGTGCAGAAATCACCGAAGGCACCAGTGGTAGAGAAGCCAACTGCACCAGTGGAACCAGCAGAAGATTCTGCTCTCACACAGCAACAGGTGAAACAGTTCGTTGATGCGTGCGACAAGGTTAATTTAGACCCTGCGATTGTTGCATCGAAAGCAAAGTTGAATTGGGAAGGACAAATCT